ATTTTTTATGAGTTGTCCAGCAACTTCATATGTTCTTGGATGTTCACTTTCCCTTGCAAGGTCTAATATACCTTCTATTGCATCTTGTCCTTTTTCAACTAATGAATAAAAGTTTTGTCTTTGATATTCAAAATCATTACCTTCATTATCTGTTTTGACAACATTTGTTTTTTCTTTTACAGTTGTATATTCAACAGTTGGTGTTGTTGTTGCACCTAATAATTCTTTATCTAATCTTTGTGTCATTTTACTCATAATTACTCTGATGGTTTAGTCGGCCAAGTTATTTTATCTATGTCATCATTTGTTTTCAAATCTTTAGTAATATCTCTCAATGATTGTCTATAAGTTTTCCAATCAGCATCATTAGATAAAGTTACATCTCTAAATTGTGTCCAATCACTTATTTTAAGAAGACTATCTCTCGTAACTCTAACATCTAGTAGTCTTTTATCAAAAGATATTTCTGGTTTTTTGAAAGAACCATCACTTTGTTTTATCATTCCACATATAACATTATCTGGTGCTTCTATAAAACCAGATTCAAAATTTGGTTGTTTTTGTATTATTACATTATCGTTATTTAATTTAATATATGCCATTATCTTATCTTCCATATACATACAGTTTTATCAGTATATTTATTTTGATTAACATCTGTTGTTGCTGTGTAACCTTGTCCGTGTGTGTTTGAAGCAGTTTGTGCCTCACCCATAAACTTGAAAGTTCTGGTTGAATTAATAGTAAATGTTGTTCTTAAAAAAGCAGGTATACTATTTGTATCACCAGAATTATTATAAATTAAAAATGATTCTTCAATTATTTCATTAGTTGAGGTATCTAACATTCTTATTTGCGTTGTATTTGTGTAGGATGTTGTAAATACTGCGTCCATAAAATATGTTCCTGCTGGTAATGTGAATGTACTAGATGATAAACTTGCACCTTCTATTTCATTTCTTAACACAGTGTCAAAAACCATTAATGTTTCACTAGTTCCTATTGAGGTGTTAGAATTACCTAAATTTTCATATGTAAAATGAAAAAGTGATTCTGCAAAACTATTGGTATTTACTATAACATCATCATATAATACTTTTTCTCCTACATCAACACCAGAAGCAGAAGCATCTAAAAGGAGTTTTCCATCTTCGTTTTCCAAACTAATAAAATCAAATCTTGATGAATCTTCAAGTTGAGTTATAGTTGGTTGTTCAATATTTGATACTGCTATAGTATTTTGTTCATATTCTATTTTTTCATTTGCATTAATACTGCCTGCAGCTGATGAATCTAAAACTAAAAAACTATCTGCATTTGCACTTGCACCATCTGTGCCATCTAATAATACACCACCGTTACCAAGTCTTGCACTTTCTATGGTTTTTACATTTATTGTTCTTATTGGCACTTTATTCTCCTACTCTTATTTATTCATCACTACCAGTTTCTGGATTAAACTCTTTTGCATCTGTAAAGAAAGATGTTGTTTCATTGAATCCAAAGTTATCATCAAAATCAGCAGATACTGGTTCTGGTGTGACACTATATCTTTGTTCTCTCTTAGGTGATTTGTCTGGTAAATCTGTAAACTGGTCAACTTGAACTGATTTGATAACAGACTGTGAAGTAACAGGCCCATACAAATAAAATTTTGCAGTAAAAGATAATGTATAAATGATTGCTCGTCTTGTTGTGAAATCACCTTCATAATTATCTTCGTAATCTATACCAGTTAATACAATAGGAACATCTCTTTTTTGTTTCATATCTAAATTATCATTAACTGTAATTGTATATTCTGGTTGAAAAAAAGGTAATATCTGTTCTATAATTTGTAGTGCATCATCACCACTTTTTGCCATAACAAATAATTGTAAATCAACATTATAAGGTACAGGCATAAATTGTGTTTCTAATTTACCAGAACCTTTTGCACTTGTCTTTCTAATCTTTGTAACACGATTTAATTTTCTAGTTGTATCATAAGAAAGTGTTTGTATCTCAAATGCAATTCTTGGTAATGTGATTGCAGTTGTTTTACTAATACTTGCATCTTCTCTAATTCGTGTAAGAAACTTTTGTTTAGGCCCATATGCAAGTGGAACTTTCATAGATTGTGTTATATTACCAGAACTATTTTTTCTGACAATCTGTATATTATTAAAAATAGTACCAAATGATACTATGATTTTTCTAATCGTTTCGTGATAAAATTGTTGTCCTAACATTATGATTCCTTCCCAGCGTCACCAAATGGATTTGATTCACTAAAGTCTAATATTGTATTATCTAAATTTTCAAAATCTTCAATCTGAGATTTTTCATCAATGGTATCTACATTATATTCTTCATTGATTAGATAATGATTTTCTTCTTTTATTTCAGTTATTGTTGCAGTAAACCCATTGTTTCTACTAGTAATAACTTCATCTTTTGCAAATGTTCCAGTTATATATTCAAAATGTAATGTGTTACTATTTATTAGTCTGATATAAGCTTGTCCACCGTTTGCACCAGTGATAACTTCGTCTTCTTCAAATACACCAGTTTCATCTTTGACTGTAATATAAAAAGTGTCAGCAGTTTCAAGTAATATAGAACTTGCACCAAACTGTGTTTCAGAAATTAGATTATCACCAGCATCAGAATCACTACCATCTGTTCTGTCTAATAATAATAAATCATTATCCTCTAATGCAATTTCTTCTGTATATGTTCCAGTTTGTTCTAATGTAAACTGGTGAGAAAGTGCATCTAAACTACTATCAGTTTCTATTTGGTCAATCGCACTTACACCAGTATCAATACCTTCACTTCCATATTCAAACAATCTACATTTTAATTTATAAACTGGATTGTTATCTAATTGAAAGAAAGGTTCATCGTGGTCAACAAAACTAATTTCAAACATTTTATTAATAATAGGATGAAAAACTAAATCACCCTCTAAAGGTCTATCTGCATCAGTAGATTCGTCTTCATTTACAAGATATGCACTTTCACTTGTAGTTGTTTCATCTTCTAATAATACTGCACCAAAAGTTTCAGTAGTACCAGATTCTAAAACAACTTGTTTTGTTATGTCTTGAAATCTTTCTTTACTTACGACAAAGGTAACTTCATCTTTGATATCTAATCCAAACTTTGATACTAATTCTTTTTCACCCTCAAGACCACCCTCTGCATTTTCTACATACATTTCTATGAGTTGTGATTCTGAAAAGGTTGATGATGTATCTTCACCAAATAAGGTATCTTCATTAACAAATGTTCTATTTACATAATAGACATCGTGTCCGTGAATCTGAATAGCTTCTTTGACTAGATTTTTATATAGGTCTCTTTCGGCAGATATAGAAGTCTTATTACTGTCGTGAAAAAATTTATTGACTGCCATAACTTATCCTACCATATAATTTACTGGTAACTCAAATCCTAGTTTCATTTCTTCTTCTAATTTAGTGATTTCATCTAACGCTTGTTGATAGATTGTTTCACCGTTCATAGTAACTCCACCTAACATTTGAACACCATTAAATTTTGATAGGTTAGCACCCCATTGTTTTTTAATTAATGCAGTTGCATATCTTTTTAAATACATATCATCAAACACATCTGTGTAAACTGTTGGGTCTAATTTTCTATAACATTCAATTAAAAGAAAATCACCATTGTTGAAATCCTTTTCCATATCTGCGTGAATGTATAATCTGTTTTGATGTTCTTTAAAATCTATTGGATATTCACCAGTAAGAATGTGGTCTAGAAAATCTAGATGCCTCATTGTCATTTCATAGTGAATTATTGAAGTTGAACTGAAATCGTATAAATCATTTAGTCTTAATTGATAACGAACATCAAATAAATTTTGAGTTAATTTATCTGTTACTGGGTATACTTTTACAACTGATAATACACTATCTGGAATAGGTATATAATTCTCTTGTTGTAAAAAGTCTGCTGTAATTGAACTATCAACTTTATCGGTTGCTGTAACTGCACTTTCATTGCTTCTCATTCTTGCAATTTCAGTGGTTGTAAGTTGATGTTTTAGATATGCTCTTTCAATACCATCATAATGGTATTTTGAGAAATATTGTAAAGCTTCATCTACTCTATCATCTATTTGGTCATCAGATACATTGATATCAATGACACCTTTACCTAATGCTCTTAAACAATATTCTTTAAATGTTGACTTTGAAGTAGGTACTGCCATAACTAATCCTTTTTATAACTATTTATAATAAAAAGAGATTAAGTTCTTTTCTCAGTACCCTCCATAGTAAGAAAACCTTTTGCATCGTGTCCTTCTCTTTCATCTTTATATTTAAGACCTTTTTTTATGTGAAAAGATAAATTACCAGAAACACTTACTCTTAACCCTTTTTTACCCTTTAATTCTGATAAATTAGGTTCTACTTCGTGTACTGCCCAAGATGGAAACATAATTAATCTGCCTGGAACTGGAGCCCAATATACTTCATTAAGTGATTCTCTTACTCTATGTTTTTTCGGATTGTATGGTAGTTGAACTGCGATTGCTTGTGCTCTTGGGTCAGAAAACCATATACTTCCACATTTTTCTGGAGATTGTAAATAATAAACAAAACTAAAGTGTGAGCCTGGATGAGTGTGATTACGATTATGAGCACCAAACTGAGAAACATTTGCCCACATATTATCAATGACTGGTTCTGTATTTGGGTCTAAACCTAATAACTCTTGTATTCTTAAACCTACTTTGAGTGCTTCTTTACCCATATCTTCATATTCTTTTCGCATATGCATATCTACTGCACTATGCCAACCTCTTGAGTTAGAACGAACTATACCTCTAGAATCGTCATCTCTCCATTTAAAAATATGTTTTAACCATTTTTTATTTTTTTCTTGATAATCTAAAACATCAATAAAATGAAATAATGTAGGAAACCATATCTCAGATGATATCTTTCCCCTATTATTTAATGGTACTTCTTGTGCGATTTTTTCAAATATCATACATAACTTGGGCCGTGTAACCAACCCTCAATACAATTTCTTACACCTTTTGTAACTTTAGTAACACGCCAAGGGACAAAAGATGGAAATATAATTATTTGACCTTTTTGTCTAAATAATTTATTATCCGTAGTCATATTCATTAATTCAATGTGTCCACCATCATAATCTTTGGTGTCAGATAATTGAATAATAAAAGTTAATTTTCTAAACGGTGCGTTGTTTCCAATGTCTAAATGATAATTATACATATCTTTGTTCTTATAACAAACTATCTGTGGATTATCTGCTTGATAAAAACCAGCAAGTTGCATCTTAAAATTTTTATCATTAGCTTGTTGTGCAAGTTCTAAAACTTTAGTGTAAGGCCAACCTTTATCATTCATAGGTAAAGATTGTTG